TTTACTCAATGCCATCCTTTACGTTTGAAATGATCTAATGCTTTACACATAGAACCATGTCTATTGATGTTATATCTAATACCCCAGTCTATCTGCTTATATCCATCAACCTTAGCCAAGTACTTACTTCTACCTTGTGGAATACCATAATGTGAGCCATTACGGGCCAGTGGATTCCAACGACTCTCTTTATGATAAAGCTCATCTAAACAGTAAAACTCTGTGAATGAATGATTTAACTGAATAAAAGCATATTGCTTGTAATGAATAGATTTGTGAATAACTTGAGATTCAGCTCTTTCAAGGGCAAAGATTTGTGCAACAAATAGAGCGAGCCCAACTAGCGTGCACCTTGCGAGCTTCCGCTTTGGCGGCTCGCCTTTTCGCCTTGATGGCGAATGCGATCTAGAGCGTATCATATGGTGTCAAATCAGTTGATAAAACCGCAGGTCAGACGGCATGTCGTGATTTGTAGATCATCGGTGTCAATCCAGGATTCATCATAACCAGCCATTATCGCACCCTACCCAAACCACTTTTAGCCAGTGCGGTACGGCCTTGCAATCCCATGGCAGCTAAAATAACAGGCATGAATATTTCATTTAGCCTTACCAGTAGGTAATACAAATTTGACGTTTGGTTTAGGCATCAACAATGTTAAATCTGGCCTATTCCACATATCGTAAAACCATAGCGATTTACTCATAGGTACGATACAAATGCCGTTACCATGCGCCGCAAACTTGTCATGCCAAACCCTGCCCTCGCTGTATGGTGGGTTCATCCAAACAAAACCTTGCCAATCTTGATTTAGCGCATCATCTTTAATTGAGTAATGGCGATCAGCTGGTATCCAATCAACGCCACCTTCAGGCGCACATACATCTAAATCAAATCGGACATTTAGGGCATCGAATATAAATTTTGGCGTATATTGCTCATCGGATTCTCTCATTTTTTACCACCCCAACCTGTACCCTTAAACACTAAGCCTGGTGCTGAGTACAAACGATTCATAGCGATTTTGCATTTAGGGCAATCCATACCAGGATCATCTTCTTTGTAGGTTCGATAAACTGAACCATATGTGCCACATTCTCTACAGCTGTATTCATAATTAGGCATTATTTTGCTCCAATCAATTGGCAAGTGTGGCAGACCACGGCTGCAAACTTCCAACTACCACACTTATCACATCTGCACACGTCCGAATCTGGAATATGCAAAGCCTCGGCTATATTTTTAACACCCACACAACCGCAATCCATGCACTGGTAAAGCTTAAATCCGTCTGGTAGATCTTCGGAATCTAGCCATAAGAATTCAGTATTGCGCTTACATCCGTTGCACTTAAATTGGGTGTAATCAGCCACGATTAATCAACTCATGACATCGAAAACATGTGCCATCTTTGAATACTCGGTCATCATCGCAAACTTCACATTTGATGACAGATTCTTCTAAATGCACACCATTATCATCCATAACGACCTGTACTCCTTTGCCGTTAATAAACGCTATGTAGCCCATAGTTACTCCTTATCCTCTGGAAAGTACCAACCACCTGCAGCTGTAACTTTGGCCCAGCGTGCATGCTCTTTAACGCCTTCTTTACAGACATATCCATAGTAAGGCTTATTAGTTGTCTTAGTTAATCCTGTTTTAAGGATGTGTCCGTGTTCGCACTCTGGTGGTGGGTTAGGTTCTCCGCTGCTAGCGACATCAACGACATCACCAACACTCCACGATACAGGCGTAGGATCTTTGGTTTCGGTTTCATCCGCCTTGAAAGCTTGACGTAGCGCAGATTCAACCGCAGCACTCCTAGAGCCTGGCCTACCATATATGACTTTTTCTTTTTCATTTACTGATGCCATTTCCTCTCGGCTTGGACGTTTACCTTTAGCTGAGAGACCCGCATTTGAAATCGCTCTACCAATAGCGCTTGTTTCGCAGTTAGGTAAAGCAAAATTCGCATTAACACCACGATCAGATACAGTCTCACTCGCAATTCCAGTAGCGTACGGCTTTTGATCCGCTTCCGTTCTGTATAATTTACAAATAACAATGAATCTAGTGTTTGATGCCTCGACAACTTCTGTTTCCAATCTTCCATCGGGGAACTCCTTCCACCATTTATGTAGACGTTCATCTACTGTTTCATATTGACTTAAATCAAAGGCCATTATTCCTGCCAATCTAATGCGCTATCGCTCATCGCATCCTGACATGTTTTGGATATTGCAATATAACCCAACGCATCTGCGTAGTTGTCTTGATACTGTGGAGATTCCACGCTTCTACTGATTTTGACCATCGCCATACACATAGCGACCTGGTTAGCTGTAATTGGATAGCCAAGGTAAGCACTCCACAGCTCTGCAATCCTTTTATGCTGCGGATACGGATGGCCGTACTTTGAACCTCTTTGATGGATGGTCTCTGTAACGTGGTCAAACAATTGCTCACTTGTAGTTGTCATAATCAAACACCTGATCGGTTTTGTTTTGTGTCATTCTTCTGTGCATTTCAAACCCATCATGCCTGCCACGCCAATAATGTGTTTGCTTACGATCTTCAATACGTAATGCGACAAACCAGTAAAGGGTAATAATCCCTATACATAAAAACACTGCATTTTCAAAAGTTAAATTACTCATCGGCAGAACTCACATAACATTTTGCCTGTTTTTACTGCAATTACTTGTTCCATAACTGTTGTGTAATTACCACACTTAACACAATCTGTTGCTTCTATTACGTTTTGCATTGTAGCCCTCTAATCTATGCACGCTTTGTGCACAGGATTAGTGTCCATCATGTGTACGACTTTGTGGAGTATTTATGGGCTATTTTTGATAACGATTTGATAACGTTATTAGGAGTAAGTCCGCCTGTTATAGGTAAATGAGCCATCGTGATTAACTGGGATAAGCTCTACCTGGTGTCCCTTTTTACCAAAACTAAGCACAGTAAAGCCCATATTCCAGTCGGCTGAGTTATATCTTAGGTAACTAGCCTTTTTCATGTCCATTAAGTGCCCCGCCTCGATACCCCAAATCGTTGAATAACGGCCGTTTAAGCCAGTTTGGTGTCGGGTAGCACCCTGCCTATGCGAGTGCCCACAAACTACGCTAGAATGCCATTTTTTGGCCAAATTAAGGGCAGTTATACCTGCATGCTTAGACATGTTGCCTTCGTCGCCATGAGCCAAGTACCAGCCTTTTTCAAACTCATAAGCACGCTTATGGAATCGAATGCCAAGTGAGCTAAAATCCATAAATTTGTCATAAGCCAACTCAGGTAAGCCAATTAACGATGGCGCACCTTTTAGCAAAGTCTGATATATGCGATCTGTGTGGTTTGATCTAACAATATCTGTTGTACCTAGATCGTAAAGGATCTCCTGGCCCAGTTTTCTTTCTTCATCTAAAGTCTCTGCAAATTCTAGTTTTGTGCCTTTAGCCCAACGACTTTGAGAACCTAAATCCATCTCATCGCCTACGTTTAATACAAAATCAAATTTCTCACGCCTAACCATTTTAATTAGGTTAGAGACAGCTCTTGAATGGTGTAGCGGAATTTGTAAATCTGGCGTTATTAAATACTTGCGATTGGCTTTAATCTTCTTCCTCATCTGGAGTAGGGATAGTTGGGATAATGCCCTTATCGCCTACGATCCAGTCAGGCATAGAATCAGGATTATCCATTAGGTACAGGGCTACAGATTCAGAGAATCCAGCCTTGCGAGCAGCTTGAAACATCGTATGTTTAGCAATATAAAAAACCTCAAGTTTAGTTAATGGCTCTGGTGTTTTACGCACCCTGCGCCTATTAATCTTCTTGCGTTTACGTGTAGTTGCCATATTAAAATTATCGCTTACTTAGGATAGTAAACAGCTCATCAACACGCTGTTCTAATCTAGTTAACTGATCTTTCATACTAGAACCACCATTAGGACGTAGTTCGTTTAACCAGCCTTTAACTAAAAAACGTAATCCTATTAGCCCGCCTGATAGCACGGCCATAACGCCAGCGCCAAAGCCAGCCCATTCTGCGGGACTCATTTCGCATTAACACCATAGTCTGCTTCTTTGCCAGAAGTAGGATCTACAGCCTTTACTATTGGTGCAACGATCGCACCTAGAAGTGTTGCATAAGCAGGGTGGATATCGGCAACAATGGCTAAAGCCACAGTGATACCGCTAGCTGCTACAGCTCTTAAATATGACTTAATTGCTGCCTTGTGTTTGTTTGATAGTTTCATATCTTGCCCCCTAGTAGTGGTATATCGAACGGCTTGCTATCTTTGTCGCCTAACTTTGTAAAGCTAATATGAATGTGCTTCTTATGTGGGTTTATACCCCGATACCTACGCCACTTAAAACCCATAATCCTTGAAGCTATGAAGCCATTATGTATTACGTAAGATATACGCTTATCGGTTTTGGCGCATACCCTGATCTGGTCAGCCAAATATATCGAGAGCTGCTCGGATGAATCCAAGCGAGAATCAATATCAATGGCTCGGACGATCCCAGATTTGTCTGGATTATGATCCGATCTTGTGGTGGAATGACGAGCATCACCCACCCACCCATCGCTGGTAGTACGGCGATCTGGATACCAGGTATCAATTTGATCTCTTAACTGTTTACCAGCTGCACACAGCCAGGGTTGTTTACTCATCCTCTGTATCAATCAAGGTGGATTGTGCCGCTATCATTTCATCATAAGTTGATTTAAGCATAGATGTCATTGAGCCATCATTATTGTGAATAACAGCGTGTGTAACATACTGACCATCTTGTAAAAAATCTATAAATTGTACATTTTCCATTATTATAACTCCGCATTAAAGGCTATATAAGCAGCCACATTGTTATTACCTATAACTACAACTGCTTGACCAGTGGTTAAACTTGAACTTGTAAATTGTACGCTACCAACAGTAGTAGAAGGTTGCGCTAAAGCAACTGCAGTAATTGTATTTGCAGTAGTAGTTGTTAAATTACTTATTGTTACAGAAGTAGGTTTAACTCTCATTGGTACAGGTAAAGGTATTGGTGCTTCTATAGCAGTTGTACTATCGGCTCTACCTATACCAATTCTTCCATACGCACTTCCAGTATGGTCACTTTGATAATAATACCTCTGACAGGCTGCTAACTCGCCTTGAAATGTGCCAGTTGCGGTTTGGAAGGCTGTGGCTGTTGAACCTGCTTCTAGTTGTACGCCCCAAATATCAAAAGTATTTGATTGAATACCCATTGAATTAGTACGAGAATTATAGGTAGAACCCGCAGAAAGCCACAAACCTAATTCCAAACAGTCAGCAGATGTACCAATAGTTTTACCTGAAATAGATGGGAAAGTTACAGGTATTGTATATCGCACCCAACTTGTTGAAATTTCAACGGCAGTTGCAAGCGTTGTAACTGATGCACTAGGAGTTCCACCTGAGCCAAAACTTTGTATAAACTCTGGTGCAATTTTAGGTGTACCTGATGCCGCTTTAGCCCAAAAAGATAACGTTGCAGTTTGTCCTGCAAGTGTTCTGACGCTTTCAATTTTTTGTACTACTAATGTATATGTACCTGCTGCGCTTTGACCTGTAGTTACACAGCGAAGAAAAGTCTTGCCTTCATAACCTGATACTGGCGCAGCACCTGGTGTAAAAGTTTGAGCCGAATAAGTTACTGTACCAGTACCACCACCAAGTTGATTTTGCCAGCGATCAAAGCCAAAGCCCTCAGCTGTAGCACTTGTAAAATTTCTTTGATTTACAAAAAAATCACCATTAATAATTTTATTCTTACCAGCAGTGAATTCTAAAGAAGTTGGCACACTTCCACCAACTGCTACCCATGCTGAACCTGAATAATATTCTGTTGAGTTAGTATCTTTTAAGAATGATACTTGACCTTCTTGTGGTGATGTGATAGCTGCAGTTCTAGCAGCGGCATTAGCAAAAACCAATACACCTTGCATTAAATAACCATTTACATCACCAGCGGTTAAAACCTCGCCAGTGGTAAAAGTCTTAAACCCTAAACCAGCTGCCATCTGTACTCCTTAGTAACTTAGGACATTATAGCCCAAAGTACCATAAATGTTATTATCTAGGATAAATGCATCTATAACGGGCTCTAGTGTCGTGAACGTAGTTTTCCAACTATTCGGCGTGATTGCCATGGATACGCCAAAAATCTGTAAGGTCTTTTCTAAGACAGAGCCACCTGGCTGAGTGGTCTTAACTGTGATTGGATCAAAGAAATCTAGGTCTAAGGCTGCAATAATGCCTGTGTTGTAATTAGGCGTGTATAGGTCAAGGATAATGGCATCGCATCGGATGGAAGTCTCAGCTCTGCTGGCTACATAAGCCTGTGCATAATCTAGGGCTACAGCATCGGTTTGCATTAGCAGGTTATCTAGGAAGTAAGAATGCAGAAAGTATTTATCTATGCTGGCTTGGTTTAAAGCTACCTGTGGAGACCCACCTGATCTAGTTATAGTGGCTTTGTTAAATACCAATACGTCGTTTAATATCCAGGCAACATCGGCATAATCTATGCCTGAGCCATCATCGGCAAACACTGTAGGCGTGGCACCAATAGAACTAGCTGTAACTGCTCGATCTTGAAATACGAATGAGCCACTAGCATCTACATAAACTGCGCCGTACTCACTTTGGGCAACTGTAGTTAATGCAGCTAAGGCAGTTCTATTAGTGCCTGGGTCTGCCTGTAATGTAGTAAGACCTGCATCAACATCACGCATTGTCAAAGGCCATGAAATCTCATCTAATATCTCATTAACTCTAGTACCTGATAAATCGCCAGCGCTTGCACCTGTAACTGTGCTTATTTGGGCATTCTGGGCTAATCTAAAAGCATCTACGGCTTGAATAGTTGTATAGGTTACATCTTCTGCTTCACGAGGATAAGTAGTAACGTAGCTTGTAATAAACCCAGAGAATATAGGATAAGTTGTAGAACCATAGGTTGCTGTTATCTGCACTTTCTTCATCGGTGTTAGTAATGTGTAATATGGGCTTGCTGGGTTTTCAGGATTAAAGTCGCCATTTTGATCTACAATACGCAACGATAAAGAACCTGTTTGAAATTGATCTGATAATGCTGTGCGACCTCTGCGAGTTTCAATACGATTAACTTGATTAGATACATCAACAATAACGGCTGCAGAATCTGCTAATACGTTTGTGCCTAAAATACCTGTATCTAATATCATGGCCTGAGCAAAACTTGGCCCAGTGCTAAAGTTAATTACTGTATTGATTGTAGGCAGGGTCATTAGAACCCTTGGCCAGCTGGTACTGTTGAGTAACCTGTTTTAGTTGCTACCTGAATGCTTTCTGCAATTGCTTGGCTTAATCTATCGCCTGTGGCAGATGTATCTACAGTTATTCTAATTTCTGGTGATGATGCTTGGCTCATGGCTGGCGTAAATCCTAAGGCTAATCCTAATTGTTGAGCAGCATCACTATAACCAAAATAAGGGTTATTGATTGCTACGTTTGCAAGGTTGCCAATATTGCCGCCACCGCCAGTACCTGTAATAGTTCCGCCTGGGCCTATTTGATTAGGATTAACTCCAAAGGATAAAATTAATTGTTTTGCTGCTTCACTTAAAGCATAGAAGCTAGTAGTTACTTCTTCTATTGCCTTCTTGCCTTCCATTTCAGCTAATATCTTCTTAGCCAAAGCCTCATTATTATCTAATATGGCTAACTGTGCTCTTAGGCGTAATTTAGTTTCAGCATCGGTGGCTTCATTAAGCGCCTTAGTTAGACCAATACGCTCTATATCAAACTTATCTTTTAACTGATCTACGGCTGTTTTCTCTTTTAACTTGCTAATTTCCTGTGAACGTAGTCGGTTAATCTCTTTAATATTTCTAGCTTCTTGTCTTCTTTGTTGGGCTAAAATACGGCCTTCTGCTGGTGTATCGGCTGCTGGCCTATTGGCTCTAGCTGCACCTGCTGCTCTCTTACCTGCAGAGTAATAAGAACTTATGACTGGTGCATTACGTAAAATAAAGTCTAAGAAACTACCGCCGCCAGGAGTAGGTATTTTAACTCCAGCCAAACCTTTTAACTCTTTAGTTAATTCACCTACGCCACGTATTAGATAACTAACAGAATTAGCAACATCTTCAATTTGTGTTGCAAGGCTAGATATAGTCCCGCCTTTGCTAATGTTAGATATTGAATCTAATAAACTTTTACCAATAGCTTCAGCTGCATTGGCTGATGCAACTCTTAACTGATCCATCTTGCCAGCATAAGTATCTAATCTGGCTGCTGCTTGACCTGCAAACTTCTGGTTTAACTCACCTAAAATCTGATCCATGTCGCCAGTTTTTAACGTGGCTTTACTTAGACCTACACCTAATCTAGTTAATGCAGATGTTTGTCCTGCATAACCTTTAGCAATAGCCGCACTAACTTCTGCTACAGATCGACCAGTAGCTGCTGCAACATTTAGGGCTGTGTTTAATGCTTCTTGGCTTTGAGTAATTGAGCCAGTTACTGTCAATAATTGCTGAAATGCTGGCCTTAATTGGTCGTCTAATACACCTGTAGCCTTCTGTAAATTGGCTATATACAGTTCTACACCTGGTGCGCTAAAAGCATACCCTGTGTTTTTTAACTGCATCTCTAAAGACTTGGCTGCCTTTTCATCGGCTGCAAATGCGTTAATGGCTTTCTTGCTATATGCAGTAAGCGCTGTTAAAGCAAAGACACGTCTAAAGGTTCTACCTAATGCCTGGGTTTGTTTTTCAAATGCTGTTAATTCTTTTTTGGCTTGCTTTAGGCCTTTGT